GTACAACCTCCCTTACTGATCTCTACACATCTTCTTCAGGAACCCCCCCCCTCCCCCGCGCCCGATTCCGCGAAAAGACGGGAGGAAGCGCGAGCGCTGCTCGCTGGCGTAGGCGTGCGCAAGGCCTACGTCCTGGCTCGTGACTACGAACCGGAGCATATCGAGGGCTGGGTGGCGGCATGGAGGGCGGATCGGGACGGAGGAGCGGATATCGGACCCGGTGCCCTGGCGGTGCGCATCGAGCAGTGGGGCCCGCCGCCGGAGACTTCGGTGCTGGCGGCGATGGTCCGCGAGGACGCGGAGGCGGACTGGCTGGAACGGCGCTACCTGCGCGGGAAGGCCCGCGGAGAAGGGAGCCTGCGATGACGAACGTGCCCAACATCCCAGAGATCAAGGCGCGGCGGCTCACACTCGCCGAGGTTGTCGGGGCGCTACGTGCTGGCCGCGACCTAGTAACCACTGAAGTGATGGGTTTCAGCCAACAACTCGCTAACTGGTCTGAGGGAGTAGATCACCTTCTTGCCGATCCCGACATTGATCGAGCCTTGGCTGACATCCTCGCTCTTGTCCAGGCGTTAGAGGAGGCGCAGAACAAATCTAGGAGAGAGCCAGTGAGCGAGCGGATACGGTTGTGGTGTACGATTCATCACTTCTTCCATCGGGACTGTGCCGATTGTCTTGACAAGGATTATGCCGCTCTAGAGCGCCAGTTGGCGGAGGCGCAGGGGAAGCTGGACGCGGTGGAAAGAGTGCCAGTAGCCCACCAAAGGATACCAGGAGCGGCCATGTGGAGTTGTTACGATCACTGTACAGCCTGTGCCCGTGCCTGCATTCTGGAGGGGGAATAGATGGAAACCGTATCGAACTCAGCCCACCCCGACTGCTCGCGGATGGCTGCGTGTGGTGAGGGAAATGGCCCCTGTGTGGTTCATCTCCGTGCCGAGAACGGCCGCCTACAGGAGCGGGTGGAGGAGGCCGAGCAGGAGCGTGATGCCGCGAAGGGGCTGCCGACAGACAGCGAAGTCTGCCAATCGTGTGGGTCGGCGGTGGCCCTCGTCTGGGCCGCAAGGGATCAGGACTGGCTCATGGTCGTAGGCCACCCCGGAGGCCTGCTCTGCCCGAAGTGCTTCGCGGAGAAGGCCTGGCAGCACCACGGTATCAGTCTGGCCTTCCTCGCTGTGCCCCTCGAGGATGGCTGGAGTACCGAATGGTATAGGCTCGAAGCCTGGATAGCCGCCAAGTGCACGATCGCTGGCTGCTGGAAGTCGCTGGCTCTCGAATCCCGCTAGCCCCTGCGACCGCTGCGACCCGTGCGACCCGATGCTTGACACCGGCGTGATACGCTAATCTGGGACGAAGTGTCCCCCGCTGGCCCGCTATGACGGCGGGCCTTTCCCTTTCACATGAACCCCATCCTCGAATACGCCCTCGCCAATCGGGAGTGGGCCCGTGGCCGCCTGCTCGGCCGCTACAACATACCGCCCGACGACGTGGAGGACATCGTTCAGGACGCGATGCTGAGGGTCCACATGGCCAACCCCGACGCCATCAACCCGCAGTCCTACTGGCTGTGCGCCCTACGGAGCGCGGCGCAGGAGTACTGGCGCAGGCGCAAACTGCGGCCCGTGCAGCACTTCCGATACGGAGACGAGGGGGAGCTCCTGACGGATATGGAGGATCGGCGCCAGGACTGCGCCCGCCAGGCGGAGGCCACCGAGGCGATGCGCGATGCCCAGGCGATGGCCACGCCGAGAGAGCGGGATGCAATACAGGTGATCATGACTATAAAGGAGCCGGTACTGCCGAAGTGGGCGAACCAGCGGCTCCACCACCTGCGGAAGAAGCTGCGGGCGGCGGCGGTGGCGTAGGGGTTTTGTCGGTTATGTCGGTACGTCAGGCACCCCCTCAGATACGAGACCGGATCGTTGGGCTGCGCCGTGTGCGCGCCGATAAGCTGTTGCCCAACCCTAAGAACTGGCGCCGGCACCCGAAGGCCCAGGGCGAGGCGCTGAAGGGGCTCCTGCAGGAGATCGGCTACGCCGACGCCCTCCTGGCCCGGGAGACGCCGGACGGCCTGATGCTGATCGACGGACACCTACGGGCGGAGACGACTCCCAAGACGAAGGTGCCGGTACTGGTGCTGGATCTCGACGAGGCCGAGGCGGACAAGCTGCTGCTGACGCTGGACCCACTGGCGGCGATGGCCGAGATGGACGGGGCGGCCACCCAGGCGCTGCTGGAGGGCGTGCAGACCGAGAGCGAGGGCGTGCGGGCGATGCTGGCGGGCATAGCGGCGAAAGCCGAACGCCCATCTCCTTGGCAACCCCCGCACGACGATGGGGGCGAGGGCGATGATGCAGTTGAGATGTTCGGCTGGAATCTGGCCTCGTTCTGGCCAGCCGCATCCCATGAACAGGCCCCCTATTGGGTTCACATGCTGCCGCTACCTCACCATGACGGAATAAAACCGGGCAGTTTCAAACAGACGTACAGCCGAACTGGCCTATGGGAACTAGACCATATTGTGCGCCTCTACACAAAGCCAGGCGATAGATTCATGGAATTATGCGTCGGCTGGGGAACTTTCAGCTCCGTCGCTAAATGGTACGGGCGCAGCGGTATGGGCTGTGACATTTGGCCCGTTTCTATTGACTTCTGCCACCGCCAAATAGAGGCAATGCCAGGAGACGGGGATGTAGAGATCATCAACGCCGATGCAACGGCGACCGGCCTACCTGGCGAATCGTTCGATTTCATATACTGCAATCCGCCGTTCTTCCAGCTGGAATCCTATGGTGACGATGATCGCCAGTTAGCAGCACGACCGACATACGACGAGTGGTTAGCTGGTATGGGTGAACTGACTGCAGAGGCCTACCGCCTACTGCGCCCCGGTAGCCTAGCGGTGTTTACAATGAACGACTTTCGGGCTAGGGGGCGTTTACTTCCAGCCCACTGCGACTGGGTGCGCTTAGGCGGTGAAGCAGGCTTTGTGCTGCACGACCTAGCGGTATCGGAGGTGAAATCCCAGCTGCTACGCCTACGAAAACGGGAGGCGCTGAATTGGCAGCGAACCGTCAAATGTCACGAATACATACTGGTGTTTCGTAGGCCGAATTAGTGAACCGGATTAGGGGAAACCGGGGCGCGGCCAGTTGGGGTGACGCACATCAGGCGATAGCGTACACCCTCGGGAATCAGGCCAGGGGCGGCGGCAACGGCCTCAGTCTCGGTGGGAAACCGGCGCTGAATATCACGCCAGGCCCGCTCGCGATGGAGCCAATACTGAACCTTGTAGTAGGGGAAATATCCGGGTTGGCGCCGTGCGTTGATCTGCTTGATCCTCATGGCCGCACTCTAGCGGAAGCGGGGACGCAAGTCGAGAGCTCTTATGGCTAGACCATCGAAGCTGACCCCGGCGGTGCAGAAGACCATCGTCGCCTATATCCGCTCCGGCGCCTTCTCCTGGGTGGCCGCAGAGGCCGCCGGCATCGCCTCGAAGACGTTCGAACGCTGGATGAAGGCGGGCGAGCAGGGAGACGAGGAGTACCACGGCTTCTACGAGGCCGTGCGGGTGGCGCGCGGAGAGGCCCGTGTGACCGCCGAGGTCGAGGTCCGCAAGGGCAACCCCCTGGCATGGCTGCGCTACGGCCCAGGGCGCCACAGGTGGCCGGACGAGCCGGGCTGGACGGACAGCAAGGACGTGACGGTGAAGGGCGACGAGGACGCACCCATCCCCGTGGTGCTCCAGTTCGGCAAGGGACCCGCGAAGAAGCCGGAGGACATGACGGACAAGGAACTAAGGAAAGCGGAGGAGCTGCTGGATGACGACGGCGACGGAGACTAGGCGGGATCTCGCCCGCACGGCGATCGACCAGGAGATCAAGCGCCGGCGCTGCGCCCGCTCCTTCCTCGACTTCCTACCGTTCTGGCAGTTCGTCAACCGCGAGACCGGCGCCGTCCAGTCCTTCGCCGACCCCTGGCCGGGCCAGCGGGAGTTGGCCGAGACCTACGGGGAGCACCCCTGGGTCGTCGCCCTGAAGGCGGGCAAGCTCGGCTTCACCGAACTGGAGTGTGCCTACGACGGCTGGGTGGCGCTGTTCCGTCAGGAGAACGCCCGCGTCCACCTATTCTCCCGCGATGGCCGCGCCTCGAAGGAGCTCCTGGGCTACGTGCGCTTCGGGCTGACACACCTGCCGTCCTGGATGCGTCCCAATATCCTGGAGGACGTGGCCGGCGGTGACACCACCCAGAGCCTGAAGTTCAGCATGGGCCCCGATGATATCCGCACCGTCGTCTCCTATGCGTCCGGGCCCCACGTCTCGGTCGACGTCTCGGCGCAGCACGCCCACGTTGACGAGCTGGCGAGGATGCCCTTCATCGAGAAGACCTGGAACACCGTCGTCTCCACCGTCGCACCCGGCGGCACCTGCCACATCGTTAGCCGCGGCCACGGCGACACCAACTATCTGGCGACGCTCTGGAACGCCGCCGTGGAGGGCACGAGTGACCTGCACCCCTTCTTCGCTCCTTGGCAGGCGAGGCCTGGACGTGACCAGGGCTGGTACGCGATACAGGCGGGGAAGATGACCCCTGCGGAGCTGGCCTACTTCGCGCCGGCGACGGCAGAGGAGGCGCTGTCCGCCGACGACATGGAGGTGTTCATCCCCATCGAACTCTGGGACGCCTGCTACGACCCGATGCTGGAGCGGATGCCGCTGGACCCGGACACAGAGGGGCTGGCTGGTAGCAAGACGCCAGTGGTGATAGCGGTAGACGCGGCATCGACGCACGACAGCTTCGGCATCGTGGCGCTCACCCGGCACCCGGTGCGGCACGACGAGGTGGCGGTCCGCGGCGTGCGGAAGTGGGACCCGCCAAAGAAGAAGGGCGGCGAGATCGACTACTCCGGGCCGGAGAACTTCCTGCGCGACCTGATCAACCTATTCAACGTGCAGCAGATCGCCTACGACCCCTATCAGTTGACCTCGATGATGCAGCGGCTTCGCCGCGAAACGGCCGTGCGATGCCGGGAGTTCAACCAGCAGAAGGAGCGACTGGTGGCCGACCGGGGGCTCTACGACCTCATCGTCAACAGGCGCATCACCCACGACGGCAACACAATGGTGCGGGAGCACATGCAGAACGCGGCGGCCCAGCTACAACCGAAGGACGACAGCAAGCTCCGGATCATCAAGCGGGCCCCGGACAAGAAGATCGACCTGGTGATCTGCATCTCTATGGGAGCGAAGGAATGCCTGAGACTGAACATCTAGGGACAGACGGCAGCGGCGAAAAGCAGGTCACACCGCAGGTCCTCGAACGCTCGGTTATCGAGACGCCCGAGGCGACGACGCACCCCACGACGGGGTCGACGGAGATGTTGTGGCTGCTGGGCCAGGTGGCCGATGGGATTACCCCCTGGGGCACGCTCCCCAAGCGACGGGACAAGGAGCTGCGGGAGTTCTACCCCACGGAGGATCACTTCAAGTCCGCGCTCGCCGTCGTGACGGCCCGCAACATGGCGTTCTCGTGGGCGCTAGACGGGCCGCCGCTTACGGTTGCGCGAGCGCAGGACCTGCTTCTGAACGCCGACCAGGGCCGGGGCTGGGAGAGCCTGATCGCCAAGACCAGCATCGACCTCTACACGCAGGACACCTCCACCTGTTGGGAGCTCGTCCGCGTGGCCGACAGCCCGGAGGCGGCTGTAATCGGCATCAACCATCTGCCCGCGTCAAACTGCTGGCCGACGGGCGACCCGATGGAGCCGGTCCTCTATCAGGATAGCCACAGCAAGTTCCACCTGCTGAAGTGGTATCAGGTGGTGCAGCTGGCCGAGCTCCCCGTCCCCAACACGAGGCCGAGCCGCATCGGGCCGGGCATGGAGGGGCTACAACTCTGCGCCCTGACGCGGCTGCTACGGGCGGCCCAGATACAGAAGAACATCGACGTCTACACGGAAGAGAAGACCGGCGGCCGCCATACGCGGGCGATCCACCTCCTCCAAGGCGTCAACATGAAGCAGGTAGAGGACGCCCTAGAGAAGATGCGGCTGCAGGCTGACGCGAAGGGCATAATGCGCTACCTAAACCCGCTGCTGATCGCCACGCCAGACTCCGAGGTCAGCATCGGCGTCGAGACGCTGGAGCTCACCGGTCTCCCTGATGGCTTCGACGCGGAGACCGAGTTCAGGCACAACATCATCGTCATGGCGATGGCCTTTCTAACGGATGTCCAGGAGTTCGCACCGCTATTCGGGGGCAGCCTCGGCTCAGGACAGCAGTCGCAGATCCTACACCAGAAGTCCCGCGGCAAGGGTGCGGGGCTGTTCATGAAGCTCATAACCCACACCCTCAACGAGCGGGTGCTGCCTCAGAACGTTGAGTTTGGATTCAAGGAGCAGGATCTGGAGGCCGAGAAGGAGCAGGCGGAAGTCCGCAAGGTACGCGCCGAGACCCGCGAGATAAACGCGCGGTCGATGGATCTATCGCCCGAAGGGGTAAGGCAGGAAGCGCTGGACGACGGTGATATCAGCTTGGAGGTATTCGAGGCCGAAGGCGGTAGCGATATCACCCCTGACGTGACCGTGGATGATGAAGAGCAGGTGCCGGAGGGTGAGAAGGCGGAGCGCGCCGGCCCCTTCGACAAGGAGCGCCTGGCCGACGAGCGGGCGCTGACCCGCGTCGTGGAGCGCGCCCTGACCGCCATCGGTAAGGAAGTGCGGAAGCGGCTGGAACGCGAGGGCCGCGGGCAGAAGGCGCTACCTGACGTTCCCGAGGACCCCCCGTTCTGGATCAAGATGAAGGATATCTTCCTGAAGACTGTAGGCGCCGTGCCGAGCCAACTGCTGTCGCGTGGCGTGGGACAGGCTTCGAAGCTGGGGCTGGCAGTGGACTTCGATCTGGTGAACACGGCGGTGCTGGAGCGCGCGGGCACGTTCACCAACGAGTGGTGGGCAGCGCTGGAGCGATCAACCCGCGAGGGGCTGCGCAAGGCCATCCAGGCCAACATCGAGACCGGTGCCCCGCTGCGTACGCTAATCAAGGACATCGAGCCCCTATTCGGCAAGGCGAGGGCGAAGGTGATCGCCTCCACGGAGGTCACCCGCCTGTACGCCGAGGGGAACCGCGAGGCCTACGCTTCGGCTGGCGTCGAAGAGGTCGAGTGGCGCACCGTGAACGACGCGCTGGTGGACCCCATCTGCGAAGCCCTGGACGGACAACGGTCGTCGGTGGGCGGAGGCCAGACACCGCCGGCGCACCCCAACTGCCGCTGCTGGCTGGCGCCGGTGGTGTCCGACAAGCCGCTAGTGAAGGTGGTCGCCTGATGGCCTTCAGCCTGCGCGCCATCAGGGCGACACGGCCCATCGTCGGAGTGAAGCGCGACAGGGTTCTGCGCGAGATGCTGAAGGCGGGTGTGGGCTTCACAAGTGAACTGTCGAAGTATCCCCCAGCGCGCACCAGTTACCGCCGGACGGGCGATCTAGGTCGTGACTGGACAACGATTTGGCCCCGCCTCGAAGGTGCTGATCTTGTGACCGGGACAGGAAATAACGTCGTCTACGCTGGCCCTGTGCAGGGCTTCAGGCGCCGCAGGCCCAGGCAGCGGAAGCTGTTCCGTGGCTACGGCTGGCCCAGCGCAGAAGATATCGGCAAGGACGTGTGGAAGAAGCGGAAGGGCGCCATCATCGCGGCGCTACAAGGAAGGTGATGACGATGGATTACAGGGAAGTGCTCGCCAAGATGCGGGAGATCATCGATCGGGACGGCCTAGACGTTCATGGTCCTGAGGCTGAGAGCAAGCTCTTCGCGGCCGCCACGAAGGAACTGGAGGCCGAAGGCGAGAAGTGTACCGCGTGCGAGCCTAGCGATGGGGGCGATGGCTGTATCGTGTGCGGTGGAGCCGGTGTGGTCAAGGCAAAGGGTCGAAAGAACCACGAATGCACGGGCGAGAAGTGCGACGCGTGCAGCCCCGACTCACACTACAACCCGCTGGCCGGGGCCACCTCGTTCGCTGAGGCGGACAGCTACGAGGAGGCCAACAAGGTTGAGAACCACATCCGCGAGCAGGAGTGGCTGTTCCGGCAGATCACCAACAACATCTTCGGGGACGCCGAACTGAGCCTGCCCGAGAAGCTGGCGAAGGTGAAGGCCGCCGCCACCGAGCTCGAGGATCGCCTGGAGAAGCCCGCCGATAAGGGGCTGCTGGATCGGGTCATGGATTTCGTGGGCCTCACCATCGACAAGAAGCCTGCCGACATGCCCGCCGCCATCAAAGAGGCTGGCCCCGGCGCGTTCACCGCCTTCAAGGACGCGCAGGGCAACTGGCGCTGGATGACGCTCACCAGCAATATGTGGCGTGATCGCGACGGGGAGATCATCCCCGGTGACGCGCACGAGGGCGCCGTGTCCTACGCCGAGCGCACGAAGGATATGCCGGACCTACGGCTCTGGCACGTCCCGGGCAGCCGCATCGGCGTCGCGGACTGGGTCGATTTCACGCACGGCTTCGTGCTGCACTCCGGCTCATTCGACAAGGGCATGGAGGACGTAGCCGAGTCGCTGGCCACCACCGAGGAGCCGCTGGGCGTCAGCCACGGCTTCTACCATAACAAGGCTGAAGACAGCGATACCTACCCGTGGTATCGGGACTTCGAAGTAAGCGTACTACCGCTGGAGAAGGCGGCGAATCAATGGACGGAGTTCACAGCAGACAACACGAAGGAGGTTGCGATGGGACTCACTGACGAGAGGCGAGGTTTCCTGGTCAAGCACATCGGTGAAGGCCGGGTGACCGCGCTAGAGAAGCTCCTGGAGGAGAAGGAGGAGGACCTGAAGTCGGGCAAGGTCGACTTCAAGGAGGTACTGGCCGAGGCCATCGAGGCCGCCCCGGCGCCCGACCCCAAGCCTGCCGAGGGCAAGGGCGGCGATGACGCACAGAAGGACGATGACCCTATCGCCAAGCTGGTCACGGTGATCGAGGCGCAGGGTACACAGCTCACCGAGATCGCCACGGCCCAGGCCGAGCAGGGGGAACAGATCAAGGCCCTGCAGGCGTCCGACGACGAGAAGATCGCCGCCAAGATGGCTCCCCAGCGGCAGCCGCCGGCCGACGGCGAGCGCCCGACGGACGACAAGGGCAACGTGCTCACCGAGGCCGAGCTTAAGGCCAAGGGCATCGACCCCAGCGAGGCCCTCGACTCCGATGAGTTGGAGAAGACCCCCGGCGGCAGGGCGCTGAAGCAGATCGCCGGCATCAAGTAAAGCGAGCAACAACCGGCATCCAGCCCGCCCCTCGGCGGGCTTTTTCGTGGAGATGAGGAGGAGGAGGAAACGACGACATGAAGGAAACACCAGTACTCGATAGCCTGGTGGCCGAGATCGAGGAAAGGCTCGCCACCAAGCAGAGGGGCGATGGCTACAAGCACACGTCGCCCGGCACCCCGATATCCACGGGGTACTTCCACGGCGCAGGGGGGCTGCTCAGCTTCCCGGGCGTTGATCAAGATTTGTTCCATACCATCGTGGGGAACAAGGGCATCATGAGTCAGCTCCCGGCGATCCCCACACTATTCACCGACCCGACCTTCTACACCCTTACGGGCGTGCAGGCGGGCGTTGGCGACCAGCCGACGACAGCGTGCGGCGATCCGCCCGTCGCGGGACTCACCAAGGGCTGCCTCGTCACCGCGCCATTGGGCCGCTACGAATATGCGACCCCGGAGCTCGACCTTAACCGGTTGAGCCAGCGAGTCGACCGTGCCGATCCGACGGACCTGCGGCTGGTGGGCTCTCCCATCAACGCCGACGGCTTCTGGGCCACCGGCCCCGGCGACCCGTCGGTGTCCAGCGACGTGCTGACCAACGCGATCACGAAGTTCCTGTTCGAGCGTGGGATCTTCGCGCATCGAGACCTGTCGCAGCGGCTCTGGGTCGATAGTCCCGCCAACAACGTGGGCTTTGCCACCCAGTTCTTGGGTTTTCAGGGTCTCGTCAACACTGGCTTCGTCGACGCCATCACCGGCACGGCCTGCCCGTCCCTGGACTCGGACGTCAAGGACTTCAACTTCGCCAACGTGGGCGCCAACTGCGCGGGCCTGGTCACCGCCCTCACGAGCATGTTCCACTACCTGAAGAGCCTGTCCGGGCGCACCGGCGTGGACCCGGTTCGCTGGGTGTTCGTCATGCGCGAGTCGGCGTTCGACCAGATCGTGCGCTGCTGGCCCTGTAGCTACCTCACCAGCATGTGCCAGGTCACCAACGCCTCCGGCCAGCGCGTCAACGTCGACGCCGGCGACCAGGTCGCCATGCGTGACGCGATGATGCAGGGCAAGTTCCTGCTCATCGACGGCGCCCAGATCGAGGTCATCATCGACGACGGCATTCCCGAGAACAACTCGGCCCACCCCAACGTGGGCGAGGGCTGCTTCAGCTCCGACATCTACATCATCCCCATGTCGGTCCTGGGCGGTACCGCGGTCACGTTCATGGAGTACTTCCAGTACCAGACGGCCGCGGTCATGGATGCCTTCGCCAAAGGTGTCCTGGGCGAGGTCGAGGGGCCCTGGCTTACGTGGCCAGAACAGAACCAACAGTGTTTCACACTTAACTGCAAGATCGAGCCTCGGCTGATCCTGAGGACGCCGTGGCTTGCCGGGCGGCTGCAAAACGTGCAGTACTGCCCGCTGCAGCACGAGCGCGATCCGTTCCCTGGTCAGAGCTACCACATCGACGGTGGCAAGACCAGCATCCCTGGTCCTAGCTACTGGGGTCTCTGGGAACGCGGTGGCGGAGGCAGAGGCAGCCGCTAGCCCTGGCTGAGATAAGAAGCAAGCAAGGAGGGGGCGGGACTCAGCCCCCGCTCCCTCCTACCAGAAAACCGAAGGGACTGACAGATGGCCGCATCGGCCGAGTGGACGCTAGAAGAACTGAGGCAGTTCTTCCTTGCAACCAAAGATCCCACCACCAACGCACTGGTCGTAATCAGCCATTCCGAGCATGAGGCTCATGAAGGGGATGCGTACAAGGCCGATGCTGTGCTGGCCAGCATCACGAGTGGTCAGTATTTCGCTATAGGTTTCACCACCCCAGCTGCGGAGGCAGGTAGGATTCACCTAACGGTTGGCTTCATTGCAGAGGCCGCGGCACACATAGAGCTATTGGAGGGGCCGACCAACACCCCGGCCAGTGGTGCAGCGCTCGCCGCGTACAACAGAGAGCGGGCCAGCGTCAAGACAACGAAGGTGACAAACCTGCGCTCGTACGACAACGTTGGCGTAGTAGGTGGGACAGCGATCCATGATTTCTACAGCTTTTCGGACAAGAGGCAGACTACGGCGGAAAGGGATGAGGAGGAGTGGATGTTGGCGCCGGAGACAGCCTATGCGGTAAAGCTGACGGCTGATGCTAATGGCGGTGGCCAGATCTTCCTGGCTTGGTCTGAGCATCCATAATGAAGGCACTGATAACCGGCGGGGCTGGCTTTCTGGGCCGCGGTATCCTGCGCCGCATAGAGCGCGGCGGCCTCGATTGGGAGGTGACGGTCTACAGCCGGGGCGAAACGAAGCAGGACGAGTGCCGGCGTCGCTACCCCTTCGCCCGCTACATCCTGGGCGACGTGAGGGATGCAGATCGGCTGAGGGTGGCGATGATGGGCCACGACATTGTGATCCACGCGGCCGCCCTGAAACGCATACCAGAAGCGGAGGTCAACGCTGCTGAGTGCGTGCAGGTGAACATGGGCGGCACCCAGGTCGTCATGCAGGCCGCCGACGCGGCCCGCATAAGCCGCGTAGTGGGGATCTCCACCGACAAGGCAGTGCAGCCCGTCAACGTCTACGGCTGCTCGAAGATGGCGATGGAGCGGCTGTTCGCCGATACCGCACAGTTCGAAGGTGGCCCCGAGTTCGTGTGCGTGCGCTACGGCAACGTGGTGGGCAGCACGGGGTCGGTCATCCCGCTATTCCGGCGCCAGGTTGAGGAGCTGGGGAAGGTACAGATCACCAACCCTGCGATGACACGGTTCTGGATGGCCGCGGACGAGGCGATCGACCTCATAATGCTGGCTCTGGACCGGGCGAAACCGGGCAGCATCGTGGTTCCCCAGGCACGGGCTATGACGATCCTTGACGTGGCCAAGGCCGCCACGAGTGACGACGTTGAAGTGGAGATCATCGGCGAGCGGCCCGGCGAGAAGCTGCACGAGATGCTGATCCACTACGAGGAGTCGGTGCGGGCCGTCATCGAGCACGACCCGTTCCACTTCCAGCTGCTGCCACCGGGCCAGCGGGTCGGCGAGGAGGCGTTCACCCTGGCCTCCCACACGCCGAATAGCTTCATGGCGGTAGACGAGATGCGAGAACTGATAGCCGACGCGGAGGGAATCTGATGCAGTATGTAGCGAGCCGAGTAGATCAATCGTGCCGCCGCTGCGCCA